TTGGTCTTGCAGCAACTGCTCAGAAGTACTGGTCAGATAATGGTGTTTCTGTAACCCTATCATTTGATAAGGAAACAGAAAAGAAGTTTGTTGCTCCAGCACTTAACATGTATGAAGGTCAGCTAAAGGCAGTGTCTTTCCTACCAATGGGAGACAAGGTTTATCCACAGCAGCCTTATACTGAGATAACTCGTGAAGAGTACAACTCATATGTGGGCAAAATTGGCAAGATTGATTGGTCAGCAATCTATGACGGAATAGAGAATCTTGAAGCTGAAGGAGAGCAGTACTGCTCAACAGATGCGTGTGAGATAAAGCTTTACTAATATAGTTTGGATGATATCAGGCCCTACTGGAGAAAATCTGGTAGGGCTTGGTGCATTCTGTAGTCAACTATGGTATACTTATGGTTATGAGTAATAACAATAATCCATTAATCAACCCAAAGACTGGTTTGCCAATTATTGGCAATGTCCGCAAGAAGATCATTGAGAAGAACTACGACTGGGGCCTATATGTATACAAAAAGGCTAATGGTCGTTGGTTTACAGATGGCAGCGGTAACGTATTAAACATTGAGTCAATGCGTAATGATATTTCTAAGATGGCTGAACTAAAGAATGCAGCAAAGCACTATGGTGATGCAGGAGACGGAGAAGCAATCTTTGTTCCTGGACTTACACGCATTACAGAGGAAGAGCACTCAGAGCAACTTGACCGTATGGTTAATGGTTTAATTCCTTCTAAGAATGACTTAGGTGCTTGGAAGGCTGCTAAGGATACACTAGAGACACATGGAAGAGAAGCTTACGAAAATGGCTGATAAAGACTATAACTATATTTCTGCAAGTTTGAATACACAAGATGAGAAAGAAAATCCTTTTAGGGAACAAGACCCATTCAATAAGTCTTGGGACAGCCTAAAGGATTTTTCAGGTCTTGATCAAAACTTTCGTCGTAGAACAGCAAGAAATATTGGTAAAGCTTTAGATGTAAATAGTGCAGCATACCTTGACTCAGCAAACGCATCACCATCTGGAGTAGATGCAGGATCAAAGGCCATCAATCCTGGAACGGTATATAAAAATGGATATGGACTATTTGATGTAATTACTCCACCATATAACCTATATGAATTAGCAAGCTTCTATGATACATCTTTTGCTAACCATGCAGCTATTGATGCCAAGGTAGCAAACATTGTTGGACTAGGGTATTCATTTGAAGTTACAAGTCGTACAATGATGTCTCTTGAAAATAATGATAGCGAAACTGCAGTAAAAAAGGCTCGTCAACGCATTGAAAGAATGAAGATGGAAATGCGTGACTGGCTTGAAAATCTTAATGATGATGACTCATTCACTAAGACAATGGAAAAGGTTTACACAGATGTTGAGTCCACTGGTAATGGTTACATTGAAGTTGGTCGTACAGTCAATGGCGACATCGGATATCTAGGACATATTCCATCAGCAACAATTCGTGTTCGTCGTTTGCGTGACGGATATATGCAGATCATTGGTGAAAAGGTTGTATACTTCCGTAACTTCGGTTCAAAGAATCCAAACCCAGTAACAGCAGATACACGTCCAAATGAGATTATTCATATCAAGGAATACTCTCCACTAAATACTTATTACGGAATACCTGACATTATTGCAGCGTTGCCATCACTGCTTGGCGATCAGCTTGCCTCACAATATAACATTGACTATTTTGAAAATAAAGCAGTTCCACGTTATGTTGTAACGCTTAAGGGTGCAAAGCTTTCTAATGAAGCAGAAGATAAGATGTTTAGGTTCTTGCAGACAGGCTTAAAGGCTCAATCACATAGAACCCTGTACATCCCACTTCCTGGAGATACAGATCAAAATAAGGTTGAGTTTGATATGAAGCCAATTGAAAATGGTATTCAAGATGGTTCATTCAAAGAATATCGTAAGCAAAATCGTGATGATATTCTAGTAGCACATCAGGTGCCAATCTCTAAGCTTGGTGGAACAGATTCTGCAGCAATCGCTGCATCAATTGCACAAGACCGTACATTTAAAGAGCAGGTTTCACGACCTGCACAGGGTCATCTCAATAAGGTGATGAGCAAAATTATTAAGGAAAAGACAGATGTTCTTGAGCTTAAATTTAATGAGCTAACTCTTACAGATGAGATTACTCAGTCTCAGATTCTTGAGAGATATGTAAAGACACAGGTCATGATGCCTAATGAAGCACGTGAAGCTATTGGCTTGCCACAGCGCCCAGATGGAGATGAACCATTTGAGATGTCGTCAAGACAAGCTACAGATGCAGCTGCTAATTTTGCAGGGAACAGAGCAAGAGATGCAGAGCGATCAAATAGCCAGTCAGATGGTCCTGGAACTACAAGTGGACGTAATGCACAGGGCGAAGGAAGAGCATCTCAGTAAATGAGAAAACTTATAAAAGGTTTGGTATAATAGATACGATATGAACATCAATAAAGCACATTGGACGACAGATGGCGACACAGTTCGCTTATCTATGCCTCTTACAAAGGTTGATGAGGGACGCAGAATTGTTTCTGGTTTTGCTTCATTAGATAACCTTGATAAGCAGGATGATATTGTAACTACAGAAGCTTCTATGCAAGCTTTTGCTAAGTTCCGTGGAAACATTAGAGAGATGCATCAGCCATCAGCTATTGGCAAGATGATCTCCTTTAAAGAAGAAAAGTATTTTGATCCAGAATCCAAGAAGTTCTATAAGGGAGTCTATGTCTCTGCTTATATCTCAAAGGGTGCACAGGACGCATGGGAAAAGGTTCTTGACGGAACATACACTGGTTTTTCTATCGGGGGACGAATGAACAAGTGGGACGATGCTTATGATGAGAATTCAGATAAGTCAATCAGAGTAATTAAAGAATATGATCTTATTGAGCTATCATTAGTTGATAGCCCAGCAAACCAGTTTGCAAATATTGTTTCTGTTGAGAAGGTTGATGGAGTTAGTACTCTCACTGGATCATCTACAGAGACAGTTGTTGAAAATGTATTCTGGGATTCAGAGTCTGGCATTGTAACTGTATCTGAAAATGAAACAGAGCTTAGCCCAGTATCTGGTGAAGAAATGAAAAATATCGGATTCGTTGAAAAAAATGATTCAGAAAAAACCACAATGATAAAGTTCTTAGTTGATAGTGCAAAAGGCATTAGAACAATTAAGATAGCAAAGGAGGATAATCCTATGACAGAAGAAACAACAGCAGTTGTTGAGGCTCCAGAAGCACCAGCAGCAGAGGTAGTTAATGAAGTTGAGGTTGCTCCAGAGGCTCCAGCAGAAGCTGTAGTAGATGCACCAGAGGTTGCAACAGAAGTTGTAGCTGAAGAGGCACCTGCTGTAGTTGAAGATGGTAGTGCTCCTTCTATTGAAGAAGAAACAGAGAAGGCTGAAGAAGCTATCGCTGAGGTTGCAGATGCAACAGCAGAGGTTGCTAAAGCAGTCACTGAAATTCAGAATTCTCTAACTAATGCCTTGAGCGAGCTCGCAGCAACAGTAAAGTCTATGCAGACCAATGTTGATGCAATCACAAAATCTCTTGAATCCGTAACTAACGAAGTTAAGGAAGTTAAGGGAAGCTTTAATGAGTTTGGAAAGACAGTTGATGCCGTAGTTGCAGATACAGCTTTCCGCAAGTCTGGCGATCTAGGCGAGATCGTGCAGGAATCACCAAAAGTGATTCAGAAATCCCTATGGGGCGGACGTTTCCTCACAAATTCCGACCTATTTAACTAAAACAAAATCACTAGGAGGTGAACAATATGTCAGAACAAAATAACACAGAGATCCAGAAGTCTTTTTCTCACCCAACAGGTGATGGCGTTGCAGTATCAGGCGGCATCGGCGGTGCAGTAGCACAAGGACCTAATGGAAATCTTACTCCAACAGACGTAATGGAAAACATTGCAACTGCAAACTTTGGAGATTTTTCTGGACCAAACGCAGTAAACCCAACTGGAACTCCAGGCGGTATTTTACTACCAGAGCAGGCACGTCGCTTTATTGATTACGTATGGGATGCAACTGTACTCGCTAAAGATGGACGTAGAGTTACAATGCGTGCTAACACAATGGAACTTGAAAAGGTTAACGTTGGAGAGCGTGTCATCCGTGCAGCAGCACAGGCACAGCCTACATTCTCAAATGCAGGTGCAACATTCTCTAAGGTAGAGCTTACAACCAAGAAGATTCGTCTTGACTGGGAAGTTTCAACAGAAGCACTTGAAGACAATATTGAAGGTGGAGCACTTGAGGATCATCTAGTTCGCTTGATGACAAATGCTTTCGCAAACGATATTGAAGACCTTGCTATTAATGGTGATGGTTCAACAGGCGACTTCCTTTCAATCATGGAAGGTTTCGTATCAAAGGCTACAGACGGAGATGCACACGAAGCAATTGTTACAGTTGCTAACAACGCATGGACTCCAGAAGTTATGCAGGATATCATTCTTGCAATGCCACGTAAGTACCGTGCAATCAAGTCTAACTTGAAGTTCTACGCAGGTACAGATGCATTCCAGGGAATCGTTAAGAATAACGGTACTCTTGCAGATGCAATCGCAGAAGCATTTGCTGGTACTCCAGCAGGTACACCTGCAAACCGTCAGGCATACCTTGATGGCGCTGCACAGACATTCGGTGGAGCACGTACAACACGTGTCCTCGGTGTTGATGTTCAGGAAGTTCCATACTACCCTGCAGGTTATGTAGATCTTACATTCCCTTCAAACCGTGTATGGGGATTCCAGCGTGATATCACTGTAAACCGTACATACCAGCCAAAGAAGGATACAATTGAATACACAGTATTCGTCCGCTTTGGTATTCAGTGGGAAGAGCTTGATGCAGTCGCATACGCAGACGCAGCATCAGATTCATAATCTCTGATTACAACGACGAGGGGAGACAGCGTAAAAACTGTCTCCCTTAGTCATATTCTGATATAATAGCAGTGGAGGATATAATGTCATTAGTTGAAGAGTTAAAAGGTAAAACAGTCTTTGAGTTAAAGTCATATGCAAAGAAAAACAATATTGATGTATTTGGGGTAAGCACAAAAAAGGATATACTAGAAGTAATCCTGAGCTTTGTTCCAAGAGATACAGACAAGCTAGCAGTAACAGATACAGCTCCAAAAGAAAAGGTAGCTATCTATTCAGGTAGAAACCTTAGCTGGAACGGGGTTGGAGAGTTATCCAAGGGGTACAACATAGTCACTAAGGAGGACAGCGACAAATGGTTAACACACAAAGCCGTTCGTACAGCTTCTCCAGAAGAAGTGAAGAGAGCATACGGTAAATAAGCCATGGAAGTTTTAAGAATCCCACCATATCCCATCGTCACATCATGGGATGTTCCTGAAGCAAACACTGATTATACTATCTACATTGAGGATCTGGTTGATCACTCATATGAGACTGTTGAGGCTACATCAGATTCCAATGCTAAGGTTGAGTATGTTATCCCAAGATCAAAGGCACAGTTTGATAGAACATTTTTATTTCAGATCAAAGATGATACTGATGAAATTGTTGTAGACTCTAACCTTGATGTTCTTAGACCATACATTGACTATCGCACACTAGGAACAACAGCAACAGAGATCCAAGAGTACAAAATGCTTGAGCTAGTTGCTAGAAATATAATTGATTCAGTCATAACTGATGGTTTTTACAATAACAAGCATGTTGTTCAAACTGTTGGACTTGGTGCAGACTACTTCCCAGTATGGGAAGATCTAAACAAGGTTCTCAAGGTTTATGAAAATAATACTCTTGTTTATGATATTGATGACCCAACAGTTGGAGAGTACCAGTATGTTGTTACTTTAGATAACTCTGCTATTCAAAGAGTTGAGGCTAATACTTATAATCGTTCAGAATCAAAGCCAATCACTATCCCTGTATCACCTGGAAATATTGCTTTTTATGGCTATGCAGGAGTTGCATTCCCAGTAGGGTTTGACTATACATTAATTCTTGATGTAGGTCATAAGGCAGTTCCGCCAGATATTGAGTATGCAACTAAGCTTTTGATTGATGACTTAAAGTGTGGCAAGCTTGACTACTACAACAGATACGTCTCATCTTACAATACAGACCAGTTCAGAATACAGTTTGATAAGGCTTTATTCAACGGTACTGGAAATATGATTGTTGATAAGATACTTGATAAGTATAAGAAGAGTATTACTAAGATAGGTATTCTTTAATGCAATGCGAATCAACAGACTTCATTTATCCAATGCTCGCAGATGTATACTATCCAATAGTTGATCAGGGAGCCTATGGCAATGTTAAAAAGCAGTGGATTTTAGATAGATCAATTGCCTGTAACTTTGCACCCACTGGCAACGCTGCATCTGAAGAAGTAAAGCCAAATGTCAACATTACAAAAGAAAGCATCCTGCTTGGAAGAACAAAAACAGATATTAGAGTTTCAAGTGCAAATAATAGAAACTCTATAACTAACGTTGTTATAACTAACATAAGAACTCCTCAGCAAGAAGACATATATTCAGAGACCTCTGGACCAAGAGATGGTAGATCTACAATTTATGAGATAGCCTCTAATGAAGCAATCGTTGGTCCATTTGGAAATGTAGAATACTATAAGGTTGTTTTAAGAAGATCAGAGAATCAGGCAAGCGACCTATAATGAAAGTTATAATGAATGACGCTGCATTCAAAAGAGATATGAAAAATATCATTGACTACTCTGTTGGATTTTTAGAGGGCGTACAGGCAGGAAAAACAAAATTCTTAAATAATCTTGGATTGATGACTAAAGAAATATTAGAACAATATATAGACTCTAATGCAAGGGTGAATCCAGAAGCACTACACCATATATATGAATGGTATAAAGTGGGAAGTCCCGATGCAAGACTATACGATATAAACTATACAATAAGCAACCTCGGCCTTTCATTTGTATCCACACTAAAGCAATCAACATCAATTAAAGATGGCTCATCAGAACCTTTTTACAATAAGGCAAAAATAATGGAAGAGGGCTCTCCAGTAACCATTAGACCACGCAAGGCAAGTGTGCTGGTTTTTGAAGATGGCGGAGAAACAGTCTTCACTAAAGGCGAGGTTACAATAAAATCACCAGGTGGACCACAGACAGCAGGATCTTTTCAAAAGGTTGTAGACACATTCTTCAATAGATATTTTACTCAAGCATTCTTAAAGTCAAGTGGTATTTCTGAGTACTTCAGCAATGTAGATGTTTATAGAAAGAACTTGCCAGCAGGTAAGTCTTCTGGTAAAATCAAGGGGCAGCAAGTAGGGTATAGATGGATAGCGAATGCGGGGATTAGATAATGGCAAATGACTCACTACTAAACACACCAGTGTTATGGATTAACAAGTATCTAGAAGAGAAGATTCCACTTTTAACTAATATTGAAGTGCCACTTTTCCCATCAACCCCATCTATCCTAGACGACCTTAGTGGTTCTTTTCCAGCTGGCGGAGTTATGGGTACCTGGGACAGACTGATCAAGATGAATCGTAAGAGCTTTCCTCATGTAAAATCTGAGCAGATTATGTACTACTTTTATGCAACAGCAGAAAATACCATAGAAAATATGGTACAAATACAGGAGTCTGTATTTAGACTTATGGACCGTTTAGATGAGACAGCGGAAGAGATTAATAACTGGTGCAGCAATCGTCAGATAAGGCTTAGCCCTACAGAGGTTATAGAT